TACTAGTGCTAAAAACTATCATCGCAAGCATAGCTCGTTATATAACGAGATTTGGTCAAAAGCTATTAAAGGCGAATTGACTCAATCTGAAAAGGCTTATCTTAAAGATTTAGGTCTTGCTATTGCCGCTTCTGAAGAGGAGTAGTTGTAACAGAAAAGTCGATGTTTTGGTAGCCAAGCAAATAAAGGTTAAAAAACACCGACTTTTCGTACATAAAAAAAGAGAGATTCTTTTTATTATGCAATATATTATACTGCTATTCTAATAATATGCCAAGAGACATTCTTGAAGATGTAGCAGAAGTAAAAGAAAAAGTTTTTGTTATAGACTTTCCAGACCTACATGAAGCACAGCAAGTAGTAAAAGATGACCCATCAAGGTGGAAAATACTATGTGCTGGCCGTCGTTTCGGCAAATCTAGATTAGGTGTTCAACTATGTATAGAACAAGCTTTAGCTGGAGGTCGTGTTTGGTGGGTAGCTCCTACATTTTCTATTGCAAGAGTTGGCTGGCGTGATGTCGTAGCTGCAGCTTCTGTATTTCCAAAAGAATCTGGTGTAGATGTAAAAGTCGGTGATATGACTGTAACATTTCCGGGTGGTGGCTCTATTGCAGTTAAATCAGCTGATAATCCTCAAAGACTTCGTGGTGAAGGACTTAATTTTTTAGTTATGGATGAAGCTGCTTTCGTAAGGGAAGAAACTTGGACAGAAGTACTTAGGCCAACACTTACTGAAAACAAAGGGGCAGCTTTATTTATTTCAACGCCAATAGGTATGGATAATTGGTTTTACAGATTATGGGAAAAAGCAGAAGTTACAGATGACTGGGCTAGATTCCAATATCCAACAGTTGCTAATCCTATTATTGACCCAAAAGAAGTCGAATCAGCAAGAGAAGAATTAGGTGAATTAGTTTTTGCACAAGAGTATTTAGCAGAATTTATTTCTGAAGGTGCTCAAATGTTTAGAAGTCATTGGTTTAACTACTACAAGCTTGGTGTTGGCAGTTTATGGGTAGATGGTGAAAAGTTTGACATCAATAAAGATTTAGTTAGGTATGCAACAGTAGACTTGGCTGCATCAACAAAAGAATCAGCTGACTATACAGTAATATCTGTTTTTGGTCATCATATTGAATCAGATAGATTATTTATGTTAGATATGTTAAGACAAAGATTAGAAGCCCCAGATATTGTTCCAGCAATTAAAAAAATGTTTGGAATACATAATCTAGAATGGGTAGGGATAGAAAAAGCAGGATTTCAATTAGCAATAGTTCAGTTTGCCAGAAGAGAAGGATTAAGAATTAAAGAATTAAAAGCTGATAAAGATAAGCGTTCACGAGCACTTCCTTTGTCTGCTAAGATGGAAAGAGGACTAGTGTACTTTCCTAAAGACCAAGAATGGGTCGGCGAAGTTGAGAGAGAACTCTTAACTTTTCCAGTTGGTACTCACGATGATATCGTGGATACTTTAGCGTACGCTTGTCTGGAAAGTGCAACTAAGAGAAAATGGGAAGCTTATTAAATGGCTGAAAAAAGTTTTTATAGAAAAGCTGTAGATTATCTGCAGAAACCACCACAAAGATTAGAAGTTAAAAGAGGACCTCTAGATAAATACGAACAAACTCAAGGTTCTGTTTGGGGATACAATACGCAATCTGGATATTTTCCAAATAAACTTATTGAAGAAATGGGCGATGGCCTTGGAAACTCAGCAGTAGTAGCTTGTTTAAATGTATTAGCTACATCATTTGCAGAGGCACCGTTAAAAGTTTATGAAAAAACAGAGAATGGTAGAAAAGAAATTGTTAACCATCCAATGGAAATCCTTATGCAAAGGCCTAATGAATTTATTTCTGGTGCAGTTTTATCTCACTACCTAGTAACTTCTTTATCTGCACATGGTGATGCATTTTTATTAAAAGTTAAAAACAATAGAGGACAAGTAGTCCAGTTAATACCTTTGATGCCAAGTTATGTAAAAGTAAGAGGTAATTCAAAAGAACTTATTACTCACTATGAGTATCACGCAATACAGCAAAGTAACTCACTAAATCCAGATTTTGTAGAACTTCCAAGAGAAAATGTAGTTCACATTCGTCAAGGTATGGACCCAGACGACCATAGAAGAGGTTTTTCACCACTACGCTCAGTAATGAGAGAATTAGCTGGTGATGAAGCAGCAGGACAATTTGCTGTTGCATTGTTGCACAACATGGCTGTACCCGGAGTTATCTTAAGTCCAAAAGATGACTCTATGGGTGGCCCTTCAAGAGAAGAAGCTGAAGCAATAGCACAAGCATTTAAATCTAAATTTTCTGGTGCAAACAGAGGAGCACCTATGATTATGACTGGTGCAATGGATGTAGATGTTTTATCCTTTACCCCAGAACAATTAAACCTAAAAGCTTTAAGAAGATTACCAGAAGAAAGAGTATCTTCAGTTCTTGGTGTTCCAGCAATACTTGCAGGTCTTGGAGCTGGTCTTGATGCAGCTACTTACAACAATACAAGAGAACTTAGAGAGTTCTTTACTGAACAAAAAATGATTCCTTTGTGGAGTGCAGTGGCTTCAGAACTAACTCATCAATTACTTCATGATGATTTTGAAAATGATAATTACAACATAAGTGCCAATTACGATTTAGATATGGTCAGAGCTTTATCTGGCGATAGACAAGATTTAATTAAAACAATGAACTCTGGTGTACAAGGTGGATTTGTAACTATAGGTGAAGCAAGACAATCACTTGGTTTAGATGCACAAGATTCTCATAATGTATATTTAAGGCCTTTAAACATGGTTGCTGTTGCTGAAGGGGATACAGGAATTGTAGTTCCAGAAAAAACTGATGATGAAAAAGCTGCATTGAATACTACTAGATTCCAGCCCGAGGTAAGAAGAACAAGAAGAGTAGTTGGGAAAAAACCAAAGAAAAAGAAAACTATAATTGATACTACTATGGAATTTAAATCTAGCGAAGGTAAGTTCAATTCTGATGACTTTGATGAAAAAGCTCCTATATCTGCAAAAGTTAAAAAAGTTTTACAAAAAAAAGTAAGAGACCATAATGCCAAAAATCCAAAGCACAGAGCTACATATGGAATGTTGGCTAAAGTTTTTAGAAGAGGAGTAGGTGCTTACAGAGGTAATCCTTCTTCAGTTCGTGGAAATGTAACAGGTGCAACCCAGTGGGGAATAGCCAGAGTAAATGCTTTCTTGAAAGGACTAAAAGGTAGATTTCCAAGAAGTGCATTTGATAGAGACTTACTTCCATCAGCCCATCCTTTAAGTTCAAAGAAATCACAAAAAGCTATGTCAGTTGCTATTGGTGATGCAGTATCTTGGTCAATAAATAAAGACCCAGACCCACCATCAATAGTTCATGGAATAGTTAAGTCAGTCAATGGTGAAAAGAAGGAAGCAACAATGACTGTTTGGGCAATAATGGATAATGGCTCTCATAAAAAAACAGATAGAGATGTCACTATGCCATTTTCAAAATTAAGAAAAATTAAAGACTGGAGAGAATCGAAAGCTCCTAAAGATATTACTAACTTTCCTAGAAGTGGAGATAATCAAAAAATTAGTCTTAGTAATTCACAACATAAACAATTTCCAGACCACGCTTATGTAAAAAATTTAAAAGAAAATTATCCAAAGATTTGGAGAAGAGCAGGTACTGGTGGTAATCCTCCAACATCATTTACAGGGAACGATGCATACAGAAACTGGACTAAATATAAAGCAGGAGACAGAAGCTCTTCAGTTTTATCTTGGGTCAAAAGAAGAGAAAGATTCATGAATCGTCACAAGAAAAACAATAGACTTAACGGTACTATTGCTGTGATGAAATGGGGTGGAGTTACTTCTTCGGGAGTTTCTGCAATGAAAGCGTTAGTAAATGAGCAAAAGAAAAAAGAAGATGCGAGAAAAAAAGCTGTCGAGCAACTTCTTGCTCCTAACGACAATTTGACAAGCTAAAATAAATAATGATATACGAAAGAGGATATTAATAGTATGAGTGATGAGCAAAAATTAAATAAGTCTATAGAATTTAAAACTATAGATGACGAGAAAGGTGCTGTCGAAGCAGTATTCTCAGTTTACAATAATTTAGATAGTGATGGAGATGTAGTTATTCCCGGAGCTATCAAATCTGGATTTAAGGACAATCAAGTACCGATGGTCTTTGCCCACAAGTGGGACCAGCCAATTGGAAAAGGCGTCATAGAAACAGATGACGATAAAGCAGTATTTAAAGGAAGTTTCTTTATGGGAACTGAGGCTGGTAAGGAGGCTTATAACCTAGCTAAAGAAATGGGCGACTTACAAGAATGGTCATTTG